CATCATTAACTTGTAGATTTATGGATACCTACAAGGATTGTTTGTTTATTGATGGAGGTAGAAGCAATGATACTACAATCTACTTTTCTAATCCAACCAAGCCTGACCAGTTTTCTGCCTTGGATTTTATTTTCCTTGGTAACAGACAGGGTGGTGGAGTAACAGGTTTCTTTGGATACTTTGGATACCTGCTTGTATTTAGAGAGAATAGTATTGATGTTATTCAGGGTGACTATCCAAACTTTGTAGCCACTCCATTTCAGCAACATATTGGTACACGAGCAGTTGATACTATTACAATGGTCCCTGGACTAGGTGTTATATTTCTTGCTGTTGATGGTGTTTATGTTGTTGGTGGTAACATAGAATACTCTGATACAACCAATGTAAAGAAAATCTCACACGTAATACAAGATACAATATCACGAATGAATGTAACAAACATTGCTCAAGCTACAGCAATATACAGTGAGAAACACAGAGAATGGCATTGTTACTTTTGTGTTGATGGTTCATCGATAAATAATCTGGGCATTGTTTATCACACAGATAAAGGTGTATGGTCTGTACGAGAAAACTTTCCAGTAAACAATCTGGTAAAAAATCCAGATGGAGACATTATCTTTGGAAGAAATGGTGGCGCAGCAACTGCTGACGATCCAGCTGGACTATTTGTTATTTCCAAAAGACGTTCTCTTGGTCAAAAGATTGTATCTGAAAACATTGTAGATGATGATCCACCAACAAGTATAATGGCATCCGCCTGGCTTGATATGGGTGATCCATCATTGAAAAAGAAGGTACACGGTGTGTATCTGTTTATTCGCACGGGTGGAGACACAACCATTACAATGGAAGTCTTTAAAGACTATGACTACAACACCAGCAATACTACCAGTGCAACAAAACTACAACGTGCTGACTTTGCAGATCAAAATGTTTATGACCTAGTAAAGTTAGATGATGATAAGTATTGGGAAGAACCAATGGTTACACCCATACGATTTGATGTGCACAATGGTAGCTGTTCCTGGTTTCGATGGCGTATTGAAACTACTGTTGATGTTATTGTTGTTGGTTATGCAATAGACTTTACTGCATCTGGTACTCGTATTATTGCTGGAAAGAGGTTGTCATGAGTAAGAAGTGGACCGAAGCTCATCCAGGTAGTAGTGCTATTGTTGATTACAAAGAGTTCAATGCTGGATACAACGCATACAAAAGTTCGTTTAATGGTGACCTAGATCGTACAACATTGCCTGATGATTTTTTAACGTCGACTAGTGTAGTGGCTGGTGCTTTTCACCAGGTAACTATTACAAACTCCAGTGATATGAACATACAAATGGATAGCAGCACTGGTAAAGGTGGTGAATGGAGAGGTCCATCATATGCTACATATGCAGGTAACTGGATGCAGATTGACAGTGTTAATCTAACAAAGTTTAAAGATGGTATGTGCCATTGGGAATATACATTCTTTTTTGCTAACTATGTAAAGTTTAGTTATGCAAATGCTCTTCCAAATGAAGCTGCAAAAGGTATTCAAGTACGAATGAAATGGGATGATGTTGTTGTATTTGAAAGTTACAAAATGCCACAACCAATAGGCACAGCTCGATTGATTGCTGACTTTCCTACTACTGGTGGTAACCATACAGCAAGTGTGGAAATAAGACAAGTGCAAGCTGGTAGTAATGACCCCACAAATGTAAACATTGTTAATGTTGTATCTCCTAGTCACTTATTTATCGGGAGATGGCGATGAGTGTTATTAAAAATACAGGTGTTAAACGTGGCGATAAGCTTACGTCAGCAGCTTTGAATGCAGAGTTTACTGCTGTGAATACTGCATTTACAATGGATGATGACAACTTTAGAACAGAAGCAATCGACCAGCCAGCATTTAATACTAATCCCAATCACGGACGAGCTGGTATTATTTTAAAAGATGCTAATAGTTATACAGTACGATCAAGTACATTAACCATACAAGCAAATACAAATGCAATTAATGCTGTTCCACAAGCAGCCACTGAGGTTGGTGCACAAGCAGTTGTTATTACAGCTAATCAAAATGATATACTACGTGTGTATTGGCAGTATGACTTTAATACTACAGGTAATCTATCATCTCCTATAGGTGTAGATAGACAGCACTTATGTTGGGCAATGTATCTAGAATGGAAAACAAGTAGTAGTGGTGCATACACTCCTGTTACTGGTCAAAATGATTTAGAAGATACACTGAATGATGGTTCAACTACACGGTATGGTTCAATTTCTAGTAATCTAAGAGCTACATCATTGGATTATCACGCTATTCAATTTAGAGAAAATGCTAGTGATCAAGCTGTTTATCCAGGTAGACGTATGGGATATGGACAATACTTTTATAAGTTTACCAGTGATACTACATTGTATGGATTACGATTGGTGGTTCGAGGAATATACGAACCAATCTATGACACAACGTCATCGAATAATGCGATTGCTAGTACACAAGCAGCTGGACCTGTTCATACAATGGTTATTTATCGAACTGATTTGTCTTTCTTATTGATGAGGAATGAATAATGTCAATATCATTTCCTAAGACCTGGAGTAGTGGTGAAACACTAACAGCATCAGATACCAAAGATAATCTTGATGCAATGAGAGACAAAGCTCAAAAGCTTGTAACTGCTGACATAAATACATCGAGTGCTTGGATTAACACATCACACATTATGCAAGGTAGATATGATGCAGTAACCAACATTACCAATAATGTATCTGGTGTTTTTGGTGGGCGTAATAATGGTGGTACTTGGCAAAACACATCGTATGTTACTCGATGGATGATGCCTACAACATTTAATGCAAATGCCACACAGTTTGTTCCATTGAGCTGTATACAGTTAGATATAACTCATCCACAAACTATCTTCTTTCAATGGTGGATGAACCACCAATCGCCTAGAGATGGTGATGGTACAGATGGTGAAACCAGGTTTTATGCTTACAAGAATAACATTACTACTGTTGGTATGAACCATCGAGTAC